GACCTGATATGCGAGGTATACAGAGAGGCTACAGGGCTAGACTGTGACCCAGTTACCTGCTACAACTGCGCCAACGGCGTACGTAAGTACGTGCGCGAACTGGAATTGCTTATGCTGCACGCTTATGAGCACTCAAACGTCGAGACAATTGAACCCCTAACCACCGAAACCGATGGAGGCGAACCAACCGAAACCGAAACGCGACTATCCCGCGCTCGAAAAAAACAAGTTTAAGCCGGGGCAAAGTGGTAACCCTAATGGCAAGCCAAAAGGGGCCGGCAAAAAAGACTTGGATCCATTGCGTAATCAAATACGCGAGTTTCTATCCGAGACATTCCCGCAAATAGCAACTAAATTTGCGGAGCTGGACAACGCAAAAGATATGATATACTGCTGGACTAAGCTAGCTGATTACGTAATGCCTAAGTTACGAACTATCGAGCTAGAAACGGATGGGGAGGCATTGCCATATATTCCGCTTACTATCGTGCGGCCTGAAGACATTAAACGCCGTGGATAGGTGGACGCAAAAGAGCGGCATATTCTGGCACCTTACGTGCCATTATTTGAGCCGCACGGCAAGCGATATGTAATTATGCGCGGTGGGGCAGGTGCAGGCAAAACCTACCACATGTATCTGCGCATCCTGCTGGACATAGTTACATACCCTGACTACCGATGGCTTTGCATTCGCAAAACCCGCACCAGCATACCCCGCACTATATGGCAAGGCCTAACGGAGCTCATCCGCAAACTAGGACTATCCAAATACTTTGTCTTTCGAAGCCAAGAGCTAACCATTGAGTATACCCCTAACGGAAACTTTATCTGGTTTAGCGGGATAGACGACCCAGACAAGCTCAAAGGGATCGAGAATGTTGTCTCTGTATGGATGGAAGAGGCTGATCAGTGTACGGCAGATGACCTGTACGAACTATCCCGCCGCCTTCGCCCTGAAAGCGATTACCATAGCCAGATTGTACTCACCTTTAACCCGGTTAACGTCAATAACTGGGTATACAAAGAATTTTTTGAAACTAATGCGCGTGCTGATAGCTCGCTGTATTTACATACAACGTACCGAGACAACCCCTACCTGCCCGCCGCCAACGTAACGGAGCTGGAGGTAATGCGCGAAATAGCCCCGTACCATTACCAAGTATACGCGCTTGGGGAGTGGGGTAGCCTCGACGGCCTGATTTACCAGCCTTGGCAGCAGGTGGCTGAACTACCCACTAACCCCGCTCGCTGCTGGTACGGGCTGGACTTTGGCCACAATGTGCCTAGCGCATTGGTTAAAGTAGTTGAAGCGGACGGCCTGTACTATATGCAAGAGGTGCTGTACCGCACTGAGATGACTACGCACGACATAATAGCCGCGCTCAAAGACCTGGGGGTGGCCCGGAACGAACCGATCTACTGTGATGCAGCGGAGCCCGATAGGATAGCGGACATATACCGCGCGGGCTACAACGCACAACGGGCGCGTAAGGATGTGGGGGCTGGCATAAACTATGTGCAAGGGCTGCACGGCAATCTACGTAGCTGGCAGGGTAACGTGAACTTACACAAAGAACATAGTACGTACGCTTGGCGCAAAGATCGAAACGGGCAACCTTTAGACGCGCCGGAAAAGGTTAATGACCACGCGCTGGACGCTATGCGCTACGCACTGTACACGCACCTGTACAAGGGGGGGGACGGCAAGCGCACAACCTTTGTGGCGGGGAGGTAATTATTTACGTGCGGGTCTTGCTTATTTGAAATAGCCTTGCTAAATTTGGCACATGAAGTATTACGAACTATACGAGGTGCTTGACGGCGGGATCGACCTAAGGTGCCGCGAAGCAGTAGGGATGCCCAAGATTGTTTTGGCTAGGGGTACCCGCGAAGTTGCGATAATCGGAACTAATAACCGCGCTATCGCGGAATGGGTGCTTGAATTTGTCTCCGGCGTGCTAAATCCAGAGCTGTACGATATATTTAAGGAGTACGATATATTTAAGGAGTACGATATATTTAAGGAGTACGGAATGCAGCTTTATTCAGCGGCTGCCATACAAAGCGATATGGCAGACAACGGCTGGGGATACGAGCCAGAAGAAGAAGAGGGGCCGGACGCGATAGACCGTGCCTGCGACGCGTACCACGCGTGGAAAGATGATAGCATGCTAAGATAAGTCATGAAGTACTACGAGATATATAAAGAGGACAAGGTCCGATTTCGTGAAGTTAAGGAGCCCACTTCACTTTTTTTTCGGGACGGGCAAGGCATTCAGATAGGCACCAATGATCCGGATGTGGCAGAGTGGGTACTTAATCGGCAGATAATGCTAGGCTTGTTATTTGGCCGTGTCATTATTGACCGTGCTATTAATGATATAATTGATGATATGGCACGCCTAAAGTGGAGAATACCGCCGAAATTACTAACGAGATACAATAGCGCACAGAGCACTGACCAAGATGAGTAAAACACTAACCATAAAACAGTACATCGATATGTGGGGGCACCTAAGGTGCTCCCCATTCGACCGCGCTACCCCGGGTATGATCAAGATGGGTCTTGCCGCCGCACTTACCGGAAAGATGCCCGCTACGGTGGCAGACTTGGCAGAGTACCTGCCCCTGCTGGCTGAGTACGATACGGCCGTGCCAAACACGTACACGCCGGTACACCACCGTCTACTAACCGCCGCCGATGGCAGCAAGTGGGGGGTGGTGAACGACATTGCCAGCTGGACTGCTGATAGGTTTCTCGACATGGAGAGCCACTTGGCGGGCAAGACAATAACAGAGCAGGTGCTGCCTATGCTGCAAGCGGTAACCTATCAGCATACTGAGAGTAAAGAGGCTCCCGGCTACAACGCCGATGAGGTGTATGCGCCCGCTAAACTGGCTAGCTTAGAGCAGCTGCCCGCCATGGAGGGGTGGGAGGTGTACCTTTTTTTCATGCTAGCGCGGCACGCGTTAAGCACGCTTACCCCGGACTCTGGGGAGACAGCGGCACAAGCGGCGGCACCTATTCCCCCTTCCAAGAAACGTACAACGAAAGGTACCCGGTAGCCTATCAGTGGCTACTAATAGCGTGCGGAAATGACCTTACCAAAATGGACACAGTCAGTGAGCTACCGCTTCTTCAGTTTTTGCAGTTCGTTCAGCACTACCTTGACCGCGAGCAGCTACGTTATGATATTCGCAAAAGAGCAAGCCAAAAAAGATGAGTTATAAAAGTACCCTAAACACACTGGTGACGGCAGCCGAGGGGCTAGGCGTACCGGTAATAGTAGACAGGCCGGGCCGTGCAGGCTTCCAGCCGCCTATCCGCTTCCCCTACATTGCGATTGATATGGTGCCAGACTTAACGCTAGGGCCGAATAGCACTACTATGGCATTCGACGTGCGGGTGCTAACCAAAAGCGGCACCGACATAGCAGACTACACGAATGACCTTGAGGCTACCTACACGCTGATAAACCAGCTAGTAGGCGCACTGAGGCGCACGGCCTACAATAACGGGGGGCCGGTGCTCAACTCGCTCGATAGCGTGCAGGCAGTAGGGGAGATAGAGAGTTATGCCAACAGTGAAACAGGCTGGATGGTAACGATAGAGCTAGAAACAGATAGCGATACAACTATATGCTAACCAAAGTAGCAGGCAAAGGCACCGAAGCGGATAGCCAGCCAACCGACCAAGCGAGTGAGCAGGCCGAAGCGCGGCTCCAGCATAGCGATATGCGCCCAAAGTGCAAGGCTGCGCCGTGCCCGAAAGCGTCGATAGACGGCGGGAAGTGTGAATGTATAAACCGCGTGTGGTTGTAACGCATTATGGGCAAAAGCAGGAACGAACTACCCGCTATGTGGCGGCAGGTACAGCGGCTACGGCAGCGCGTGTATGACCTCGAGTGCCTGCTGCATAATGAGCTAGATGAGCGCATAGCTAAGGCAGTGGCAAAAGGTAAGGATAGCGGCAGGCAGGAAGCGATAGACGTGGCCAGCACCCAGCAAGATCAGGGCAATGGCTAAGAAACCCGCACTAGGCAAAAGTGTAGCCCGCATTCTCGCAGAGCAAAAGCGGCAAACTCCGATGGCATTCGCGCTGCGGGAGGCGGGGGAGTTCATGGCCGACCTAATGCGCTTCTACCTAGCTAGCCAAGGGTTGGAAGATAGCCGCATAATCGACGCTATTACGGTCGAAGTGAACACCGCTCAGGGCATGCTAAGCGTAGTTGCACCCCCGTATGCTACATGGGTGGAAAGTGGGCGTAAGCCGTATGGGAAGATCACCGGGTTTGTGAACACTATGCCCCCAAACGACGTGATATTCGAGTGGGTGAAGCGCAAAAGGATCAAGGGCCGTAACCGTAAAACGGGTAAATTCATAACCAACGCGGAGCTAGTGTGGCGCATACGGCGAATGATAGCCCGGAGGGGTATACCGCCTAGGCCGTTTATCTTGCCCGCAATAGACGAAGGGCTGCCAAAGATAGATGAGTTTGTTACTCTCAACTGGGATATAGCCATAGATAACCAGATAGCACTGATAGCAGAAAGATGAAAGCACCCTTCCCCTACTTTGGCGGTAAGAGCAGCGTAGCCCCAATAGTGTGGCCCGCACTGCCTGCCGCTGCAATTGACGGGCCTGTTCTGAGCCGGGGGCAAAAACAAAACCCCTGAGCTTGCCTATCGGCAGGGGCTAGGGGAAATACCACCCAAAGGTAGGCAAAAAAACTTAGCGGAATCCTTGCTAAATTGCGCAACGCATCCTATCTTTGTAGCATGACTGGAATAACAAAATACTTCAGGTACACGGAGCGCGTGCACGACGGTGACTTCGAGTTCTACGATGTCGAAAACTGGTACATCGTAGCGGACAACACCCTTGTTCGATTCGCTTTTGCGCCAAACTGGGGAGGCGCAATAGTTGCCGATGAGCGCAACTATACGCGCCTCTGGTTTATTGAAGAGGCATTCCTTGACCCCGGCAAGATGCAGGAACGCCCGTTAAGCGAGTTTTTGGCCGTGCTTAACCGCGCATTGTCTGCGGGCAAATACTTTGATTATTACAAAAACGAAACAGAATGAGTAGTACTTTCACCATAGAGGGCACAGTACACGCCCTAACCCCCACTGTAGAAGTGGGCAACGGTTACCGCAAGCGAGACCTAGTAGTGCGCTATGTGGATAACCCAGAGTACCCCCAGCTGGTTAAGCTCGAAGCTAACCAAAAAGTAACGGATAAACTGGACGGGGTTAAGCCGGGGGATACCGTGCGCGTGCACTTCAACATCCGTGGGCGCGAGTGGGTTAACCAGAAGGGTGAAACCGTATACTTTACCTCTCTGTCTA